CTTATAATCAGAACTATTTCAAATTTGATATATTGTAAGTGTCTGATAATCATTGTGAGCAGCAGCCTCACGAAGTGCTGTCTGTGTATTCTCTAGCATGATTGCTGTTACTGAACGACGGTGTGAGTCCTTAATAGTTCCCAACGCTGCATGGTCAATAATCGGAGCCCACTTCTTTTGAATATCCTCTTTCAAAAACATTTTGTTTCCTTTCTTTTGAGGTTGTTTTTATTATTTATATTTCTAGGTTTTTATGAATTACTTCTTGACTGTTCTAGTAATTGCTTGAACATATCGGTTGATTGACGGGTCAGAAGAGACTTCGTCAGTATTGGTTTCACCCTCAAAGGATTCTTCCAGAATGTTAGACTCCTTGATATTCTTCTTTGTGAAGTAATTTTCCTTGATGATGTTTAGCTTCTTTGTGAGAACATCTAAATCACCATCGAATTCTAGACCTTCGGCAAGAGTCTTAAACTTCTCTTTGTCAGTCAAAGTTAGACCTTCAGAAACTGTGTCGAATACTTCCTCGACTGCATCTTTAATCGCCAATTCTTCGAGCTTAGCCTTTTCAGTTAGTTCTTCATCAAGACGTGCTTCAAGTTCCTCGACCTTAGCGGCGAGCATTTCTACAACATCTACCTTTTCCTCTGGAACTGTGATGAAATTTTCTTCAAAAAGAGTCTTTAGACCAGAGATAAATTCTTCTGTGATTTCGTTACGAAGTGTAGACTCAATTGCTACTTCGTTTTCCTTCATCCAGTTTTCAACTACGTAATCGAGGTAAGTATCGATTTTGTCTACTAGATCCTTTGTGAAAGACTCAATTTCTTCATTAAGAGCCTCTTCATAAGCTTCTTCTAGCTTTGCTACTTCTACATGAAGACGTGCATTTAATGCTGCTTCAAATAGTGTAGATGCCTTTTCCTTGAATTCTTCAGTAAGATCGGATTCACCAAAAATGGTATCCATATCTTCCTTTGCAAGTTTTGGCATTGGGTCCTTAGTCTTTGGTCCCTTACCGAGCTTAGTGTCAATTGTTGCTTTATTAGAAGCAGACTTATCACCAACACCATGATCCTTACCAGAACCAAAGATGTTCATTGCTGCTTTGAACTTGTCAACCCATTCAGACGAATCACCAAATGCACCCATTAGACGTTCCATGGCCTCTGACTTAGAGGTAACAGTTCCATGTGTAGCAAGGGAATCTGCAGCAGCAGTTTCATCAAGTTCTTCTTCTTCAGAAAGCTTGACAATGTTTGATTTTAGTTCTGCAAGATCTTCCTCTGAGAGCTCAGCGAAAGCTTCCTCAGAAAGAATGTCCTCATCTTTAATTTCTAATTTCTCGGAGAGCTGCTTGATAGCGTCCAAGTAATCTTGATATGTTTTAATATCTGACATAGAATCAACTCCTATTTGTGAATTTTATTTATATTTATATTTTCGAACTTTTTGCAAGAGATTTGACATAATTCTCAAACAAACGAAGCTTTTGTTCTTCTATTTCTCTGATACTCTTGGTCTTGAGTTCTTTTCTTATTTCATGGAGTTGTTCTTCGTGCCATGTTCCTTTTACTGGATTATAGACCCACTCTACTCCTTCCATAATTCCATCTACCCAACAGCCTGGGCCAGAAGGATCGGAAACAATATCAATAGTGGCAAGTTTAAAATCCTTTTGAACTTCCATGATTCCATTCTTTTCGACTAGCGAACCCATTCCACGAGTAGAAACACCAAGCTTTCCACCTGACTCCATTAATCCTCGTGCAATTTGTCCCATTGGAGTTTCAACTATCTTGGCCTTTCCAAGGAAAGTATTTCCATCTCTCTTAAGCTCAGTAATAAGATGTGATACACGATCAAGATTAATAGTTGGTCCTTGTGGGTGTCCTAGCTCTCCAAAAGCTCTGTTCTCTGAAATAACTTCTTTTATATAGCGAGCTACTTCTGGTTCTACTACTTCAATAGGATAGATTCTACCGTTTCTGTTCTTCTCTTCGGCACACATGAAGCGTCCGGCGATGAAGTAGTTCTTTTTACCTTCTTCTGTCTTTTCAGTAATGAGTTCAACTTCTTCTGATATTTCCGTAAATAAACGCATTTGTGTGTCCTTAGTGTTTATAAGCAATTGGAACAGCCTTCATACCTGTTCCAGCTACCTTGTCGTCAACCTTTTTGGAGATTATTACTGCTTCGGTATTGGAGACTGTTAGGTTAGCATATTCTGTTCCCGACGACGTAGTTACGTGAAGAACAGACGCTGCCCCTGTATTAATGATTCTTACCAAAACATTGTTAGCTACGGTATTTGCCGTGTCAATAGCAATTTCTGGTCCAATAGGTTTGATAATAGTTTGCATTTTGTTTTCCTTACGATACTGTTGGATTGACTGTGGCTATGCCTTCATAAATCTTTTCTACTTTGCCGTTGCCGTGTGTCATAAGAACACTATAAACATACCTACCTGCTTTTGTTGAATATGTGGTATTGGCCGTAAGACTTAAAGTCAAATCACCAGTATTTGCATTTAGATTAGCTGAAAATGGAATAGAATTAGAAGAAGTATACCAACGCTTAATTGTTCCAGTTACCTGACAATTAGCAAGATTTGGGACGTCTCCGAGACTATCGGTTAACTTTTCTGTCCAATCAAATGAGGTCCCTTGATCTATGGATATATTCTTTTTCTTAACCATTGTATTTTTCTAAACTATATTTTTTGTTTTCACGATGAATACGATTTCTTTCCAAAGTATCCTTAGTTAGTTTCTTGATAATACCAGAAGAAGTAGGACTTGGATTCTTCTTATGAAACTCACGTTCCTTGGAAAGATTCTTTAGATTGTCGGCACGATGAATGTCTTGAAAATGACCACGATAACCTTCGGCATTCTTAGGTGTGTAGTTTCCACCCTTTTCTGTGGGAACAGCCTTTATTTTATCTGATGCAGCTTTACGAATATCACTTATTTTACCCTTGCTAAAAAGCTCATGGACTGGTTCAATTTCTTCTGTAGCGTGAACCTTTACACCTCTTTGTCCGTGAAATTTCTTTGAAGCAGTTTTAATATTTTTTACACGATTAAAGCGTTTTTGTTGGGACATAGAGTCACCATCTCGACGAAGAGATGTATCTGCCTTGATTATAAAATTTCCAGCAAGTTTCTTGGAAATCTCATCAAGCTCTACGGATTCATTTGTATGAGCAAGATGCTGTAATGGCTTTAGCTTTGTAATGGAATGATTTGTTCCATGAAATCCTTTTCCATTAGGATATCGATCAACGGCATACCTTTCACCTGTCTTACGATTGGTGTAATGCGTTGTTCTAGAACCTGCGAAGCCTGAACGAACATGATGATCAGAATATGTTGAATAGAAGTAGTCTATTGCCTTATGGTCTTTTTCAATTGGCTCACCTTCACGGTGATCACCCTTCTTGGCGGCCACATAATGCTTGGCAAATTCCTTGGAATCAAGATCATGATCTACAACATGACCTTTGGCAATGAACATTGCTTCATTGATCTCTTCCTTGCAGTCCATCTTTTCAGTCTTCTTGAAAGCCTTAAGTGCTTTCTTGTCCGCTTTATTATCTGCCTTAGACCCTTCTTTGTAACCTGCAGCTTTGTCAACTACCTTATCCATGGGAGTCTTTTCCCACTTCTTGAGGTCCATAGATTCTGTAGTATGAGCTTTTTGAATATAAGAATTTGCAAGATTCTTAGAGATTTCACCTAACTCTTCAACTGCCTCATACGCAGGCGCAGGCTTACCAAGCGTGTTCTTCTTGGTCTTGCCTTTATAAACGTCATCGCCGTTACCTACTCGATCGGCATGCTTTTCAATCTTGTGCTTCTTTACTAGATTGCGATCCTTACCTGTGTCGGGACAAAAATCACCAACGGCATCTACCGTAGAAGAGGATTTAACACCCTCTAATCTTTTGTCTCCCTCAACTATAGTCCTGAGATGTTTCATCTTCTTCGGTTTCCTCTGGTTCATGATCGACAATTTCATCTTCCTCTGCGGTCATGAACATTGACGATGCTACTTCTTGTTTCTTGGCCTCTACAGCACCACGTAAACGATCTTTAAGAAGTGAAGCGAATGATGTCTCAAATTCTGCTGGCTTCTGTTCCAATGCGTTTGTAATTAAATCAACTATCTCATATTTAGTGTCGGTCATTGTTTATCCTCATTTCGTGGTTTCTTGGTCTTCTTTTCGGGTTTTGGTGCCTTCCATTGATGAGGAAGGAACTTAACCTTTTCGTTTAAAATTTCTCTGAGCTTTTTCATCTACCTTTACTCTGTGCTAGTATTTGAATTGCCTTCTTGAGTTCTGCTTCTTCCTGCATTGTGCGGCTCTTTTTGATCTTTAAATGATCTACGACTTGTTGAGCTTGTTCTAGTCTTTTCTTCTCATCGACACCTTCGGAGGCTTGAGCTTGTTCGGCCTCATGCTTCTCCTTGGACATTTGATGATTATCCTGAACCATGTCTTGATGTTGCTCTTGAGCCTCTTGCTGATTGTTAAACTGTTCTTGCTCAATCTGAGACTGGTTCATAAATTGAACCTTTTGTTCAACACTCATGTTGATCCAACGAGGATCACCTGAATTATTTTCCTTCTCAATCTGTGCATCAATTTCCTTAATATCCTCATCATTCTGCTGTAGAACATCCTTACGAATTTGTTCATGTGAATAATAGATACCAACGAGTTCTTGCATTGACAAGGCAAGTTGAGTTCTGTTGGACGTGATTTCAGCGGTTTTGAGTTCCGTGAAATAGTTGTCCTTAGAGAAATCAAATCTAATTTTCTTGGAGATATCTTGCCATTCTTCAATTGACATAATACCCTTAAGAACTACTTGTTTCTCAAGAAGCCCGAGAAATAATGATGAAAACTTGTTTCTCAGACGAATAATAAATTGAGCAAACTTTAACTCATCTCTAGTAATCTCAGTTGCACGACCTACAGAGAATAGAGCATCAGGATTTAGTCTTGAGATCGGAACATGAAGTGCTCCAAAGAATCTCTTTTGGAAATATAGAACATCATCCATCTGACCAAGTGTCTGACCTCCAGGTAATGTAGTTACTTCTGTTCCACGACCACCTTCTCGTCTTGGAAGCCAATAGTCTTCAAGCATTGTCATGAACTTACGATCATCCTTAATATCGCCAGTTGCTGCATCATATACTAGACGATTCTTGTGCTTGACCATGATATCTCGAACATATTGTTCGGCCTTAATTTTTGGTAGATTACCTACGTCAATATACCAAATACGTCGTTCTGGTGCACGTGATAGACGGTAAATAACCAGAGCATCTTCAAGTGTTCTAAGCTGATTTAATGGCTTGATAGCGATATGTAAGTAGGAAAGAACCATTGATCCTGATGTATCAGTAATACCAGATGTAACATAAAGAATAGAATCCTTGGCAATACGAAGACCAACTGTTTGTGGCTGAGAAGCCACAGTCTTATTACCTACATTAAATCCTCGGTCATTATACATGAAGTATTCATTGACGGTCTTTGGAACAGTTGCATCACCAGGGTTTTGATTATCTACTCTCTTACGAACAACTTCACGAATCTTTCGAATCTTACGAGGATCAATATAACGAACTTCTTTGAGACCTGCCTTGGGATCTTTTTCATCAATGATTGTATGATAGAAAAGACGTCCATCAATATACCAACGACGAACAATATCATATGCATAATTATTAAAATCTAGAAGAGTTAGAACATTAGTAAATTCTTCCTGAATCTTATCCTTGATAGGATCAGCTAATTTAACTTTGTCAAGATCAATCTTCACAAGATCTTCTTCACCGATAGAAATAGTTTCATTGATGATTTCATCAATGGCTGCGTCACATTCTGGATGTAGTGCCATTTCACGATATTTGGTTACTAACTCAGCTTCGTTTCTTACAGAGCCAGAAAGATCTACGTAGGTTCCATATGCTCCACCAGGAGCAACCTCGATAGCACCATCATCGTTTTGTTTTGGTGTAAAGGATGGTAGTTTATCCATTTCGTCACGACGACGAAACTCCCATCCAAATAGGGATACGCTCATATTATTATCTCCAAGACTGGATGGGGGTTTGACTCCCATCCGTCAAATCATTAAAAACCAGTTGTATTTCGTCCAGTAGCAGGTCCATAAGTATTGACACCACCAGCTTTCTTCGACGAAGTTTCTATGATTGGTTCGAACCAATCATAGGCAAATGAAACTGGAAATTGTTCAATTGAATTCGCATCATCCCAACTTAGGTCAATTGATCCAATCTCAGTTGGGAATGCTCCAACAATAGCATATGAACGAATAATCTCTCCGTCCTTACCATATTGTTCTATAGCTAAATCCGTTTTATATTGTTCTTGATCTACATTTGGATCTCTAACGTTCGAAATAATACGATTCATTGCATTAGACCAAGTTTCAAACAATGAACGAACGGCGAAGTCTTCGTCGTTCATTATTGACACATTCCAAGAATCGAAATCTCTTTCGCCTGCAACTCTTATCTTTCGACCAAAATAAGGAACGTCAATAGATGATACTCTCATTGCAGGAAGAGATGCTGCTCGACACGAAAAGCTAAATTTCGTTGCCGAGACATTATCAATTCCGATACCTGCTGGAGGTGTCAAAAATACTTGGAATAGTGATGGACGAGCACCACCATATACTAGACCATTTGACTTAAATTCGTTGATGTTAAACAAGGTTCGTCTCCTAAGATGTTAAAGTGTTCGTAAATTATTTAGTTAAATTAACCGCCGAAATTACCAACGACTTGTGAGAACTGAACTCCTGTTCCGACGGCAACGAAATTCAATTGGATATAATTAATCGAGCGTGCAGGCTTTATATAGATATCACCAACGAACTGATTGGAGTCAATGATCTGAGGTGTATTGTTTGTCTCGTCACATACGACCAAGAAGTCAGTAATACCACGTCGTCCCTGAATGGTTCGAAGATATGGAACAACTAAATTCTTGAACTGTGAACGAGTGAAGGTATCGTTGAACTCAAATAGTGAATACTTTGCAGCTTCGGAAATTGCCTTTTCGAGAACAATAAACAAACGACGAACATTAATACGATCAAACGCAGATGGCTTGGACTGTAGAGTTTTGTCTCCATAGAGAATAATACCTTGACCTCTGAAGGAAACAATTGGATTGATTCCATTTGAGTATAGTAAATCACGCTCTGCCTTTGATGGGTTCCAAGGAAGCTTAATCTTGTTCTTAATCTGACCTCGATTGAATCCTGCTGGCGACCACCATGCATCGTTTGTCTGATCTGTGCGTGCCA